CCATCAACTGTAACTTTAGCGCACGCCCGGTTTTCTTCTATTGGTTCTACTTTGAATCTATCTCATTCTTCCACCAGCTTTCTACCACAGATAGGGCAATAAGCTATTTTCATTGCCATTTCAACATTCATATCTTTACTGCAACACACCGCAAAGGACGGACATTTATTCAAGTCGCATGTAATTACAGGTTTATTTGACAACTTATCAAGCTTAAATTTACCATAACGCGTTATGACAGGAAAATTTTCCTCACAAAATTTACACATATTGCACCTCAAATCTTCGTAAATATATTCAAATCATAGTTATCTCTGATATAGTCAACGACTTCCTGTAATTTGCTTTTCACAAATTCATCTTTGGCAATATCCGGGTGTGTGTAAAACATGCAACTGTCCTTCTCCCCGTCTGCTTTATATTTACGATAGTTAAATGTCATTATAAACAATGGTATTCTTGTTAAGTTTTTTGTCTTGTGTCTTATCCAACAGTTAATAATTTTCTTAATCATCATTCTTCCCCCATAAATTATCTGGTAATTCCTCGCCGCCATAAATCTTGTTAGCGTATTTCTTAAATGTCGGTACGCTACAACCTGCTACTTTTGCCGCCTTTACTTGTGAAGCCTGCCCCGATATGTACAAATTAATTGCTTCATAGAATTTATCTTTGTTTAGTGGGTGTACTCCCATAGCCATAATAATCACTCCTTACTTTGATTTTCAACTTGATGATTATATTTTCTTACATCACTACGCATTTTAGATGGCATATTCTTATAACCTGTATTTTGAAGTTCTGCTTTGAAAGCGTTAAAATCATCATCATTTTTAACAAATATACTGACATATTTATCAATCTGCGGTCTTGTCATAAGCACACCATTTTCAGTAAATACCTTTTTGATGTAGTTTGTATAATAACAATATCCTTTGACTTTTTCGTGGTATAATCCCCAAAAATAATCAGCATTTTCTTTTGTTTCAAATTTTACCCTAATCTCATTGTTAGAAATGTGATTGTAACAATGTCTGCACAATGTAATTAAATTACTTTCTCTATCGTCACCGCACATTGAAGCTGTTCTTATATGTGCCATTACCAACGCCCGGCGTTCTCTGCTGTTCTTTCCGCAATATCTGCAAGTATAATTATCCCTTTCAAAAATCTTGGTCTGTAAATCTTTATATGAACTCATAATGAATACCTCCTACAATTCCTTACTTTCGCACCAACTGCTCTTACAAGTGTGGTTCATAATGTTAATCAAAACCTTTTCAGAAGAAAAATGAACTAAGCTGTAATCGCATTTTGCCGAAAACTTTGTATTGAAATATTCATCAACTAACATCTTGTAGTCTGTATTATCGTCCATATCACTTATAGCCGCATAATAGGTGTCTGTATATCCGTCACGCTCTATGTCGGTTTCTTTTGTTAAATTATCTACCACTCTTGATAAAACCTTATCTGTTAATGGGTAGTGATATTCTCCAGTATATTCTCCGTGTTTATCTAAAAAGTATTTAAAGAATGCTTCTACATTTTCTTTGAGCGTTTTATCATTAGTCCAATCATAAGCTATCTTGCCAGCTCTACTTATCATTCTTTCCTCGGCAACTTCCCAATCACTTTGAGAGTATTCGCTTATCGGCTTAAACTCTTTCACTTTTTTATCTTTGGGTAAAAAAGAATTACATTGTTCTCTGTTAAGAGAATTACTTTTAGTATTTAATTCATTAGTATTTTGTATATTAATATTTAATTCATCAGTACTTAATTCATTAGTATTTAATTGTCCGTGGTTTTCTACCTGTTGGCATTCAACCCCTAGATTTTCTATATCTTGTTTTTCTACTTTCTGTTTATGTGGTTCTTCGTAAACCTCGTAAGTGTACTTTATTCTTCCACCATTGCTTTTTGTTGGGTTCTCTTTAGTGACCACAACATAATTATTATCTTTTAATTCATTTAAAGCCGATTTAACGGCTGTTTCATTCTCTTTGCTTATTGCAACTAACCCAGCTATTGAATAATTCCAATTATCGGGCAATGAAAGCATTACAGACAATAGCCCTTTTGCTTTCAAGCTTAAATTCTTATCTCTTAAATGAGTGTTACTCATAACTGTGTAATTTTTTGTTTTATGTACTCTAATTGTTGCCATAATTGAATACCTCCGCTTGATATTATTTATGTATGCCTGTGATACATACTCCGCTTGATTAATAAAAACAACAAACAGGCACAGCGGAAGTGCTTTTCGGTAGCTAACCTAGTTTGCTGTTAATCTGACATATGGACTTGCACCATACTCACCACCCAGTTAAGGAATCGAACCTCACACCTCGAAGAACCACATCTCCAAGGGTACACCGACTGTAATAGGAATTGAACCTATCTCACACTATGTTGTCAGAACCAAAACCCTATTCTAACTAGTATTAGTCTGCTACCAGCTTACGCACGCAGACTTGAAAAAGGATTTTAGCGCAGATAGCAGGAATCGGACCTGCATAACGATTTTGTTCGTTAGAGAGATTAGCAATCTCTTGTGATACCATTACACCATATCTGCAAATACCGCCTGTAACGGCTATCAAGAAGCAAGAACAGAAACAATAAAATATTAGGGGTGTTTTGATAAGAAGTGCTTCTTGATAAGTTGATTTTCACATGGCTATGTATATACATGCCGAACCCTCTCAAGCGGTCTTGCACCGCTTTTAACTGAACAAAATCCAAAGAGGTACATGAAAGGAGGACTGTTCTGTGTAAAATGCAAAAACACAATAATGAACAGCCAAACAAATAAAAAGAAAAATAAACTACCCTTATGGGAATCGAACCCATATAACAGGAATCAAAACCCTGTGTATTAGCCATTATACTAAAGGGCAATAGTGGCTATTCCCAGTATG